GCTTGTTAATGCCTCTGATATCTATATCGGAGATGAAGACAATCTAGATGTCACGATGTCCGAAGATGCCAGCCTTGAGATGGTGGACAATCCCACTGGAAGCAGCACTGATCCCACTCCGCCGCAGACTCCGGCGCATCTGGTGAGCATGTTCCAGACCAACTCGGTAGCGTTCCGTGTGGAGCGTGAGATTGGCTGGATGCGCAGGCGTCCAGGCGCTGTGGCCCTGCTGTCTGGCGCAAACTGGGGCTGCTGTGACGAGGAAGACAACGGCGACCCTGGCCAATAATGCCTAATTGGCGGGGCCTCGTGCCCCGCCTTTTTACGGGAGTACCAATGGCAAAATACATTCCACGATCAGCGATGCGAAGCCGTGACCGGCGCTACAGGAAGATATTCAAACGCATGGGGTACCTGCGCCGTGACCAGCGTGCAGAGCCTGATAGCAGCGAGCTTGCAGAGGCGCGCGCAGAGTATCAGCGCGTGGTTGGCAAGCGGCCCTATCACGGCTGGAGCGTTGACGAGCTAAACGAAAGGATGGCAGATGCTAAGCCTTCTGAAGCGCCGCAAGACGACGACTAAAGCCGCGCCTGTAGCGGGCGGCAGCTGGTGGAATATTGGCGGCCGGGTGCGCCTTCCGTGGCCGGGCAGCTGGCAGCAAAACAAGGAGATCACTGCTCATGATAGAGAGGTGCATTTCGCAGTTTTTGCTTGCATGACTTTGATCGCTGGCGATATCAGCAAACTCCGACTGCGCATCATGCAGCGAGATGGCGCAGTGTGGGTTGAGCGTGATGACTCGCCGTTTGCGCCTGTGCTGCGCCGCCCAAACAATGTGCAGAATAGAATCCAGTTGGTTGAACACTGGATTTTATCCAAGCTGTCATCCGGAAATACTTACGTCCTGAAAGGCCGTGACCGGCGCGGCGTTGTCAACCGTTTGTGGGTGCTGGACCCGTTTCTGGTCAAGCCGCTTGTCGCGCCTGATGGGCAGGTTTTTTACCAGTTAAAAACTGATCATTTGGCACACATTGAAGATGATGAAGTCATCGTGCCGGCAAGCGAAATCATCCACGATAGGTACAACACTATGTATCACCCGCTGGTGGGCCTGTCGCCGATAATGGCAGCCAAAATGTCGGTTGATCAGGGCATCAACATCCAGCGTGACTCAACGGATTTCTTTAAGCAGCGCGCCATCCCTGCGGGTGTTGTTGGAGCGCCGGGCGCTGTCGATCAGGAGAAAGCAAAGGCTATCCAGCAGCAATGGCAGGCAGGATTTGGAGAGGGAGGTAAAGACCGGCACGGCGTAGCTGTGCTGTCTGATGGCATGACTTTTACGCCGATGCGAGCATCCGCTGTTGATAGCCAGGTGGTCGATCAGCTCAAATGGACAGCCGAGGTTGTATGCAGTGTGTTCCACGTGCCGCGTCATAAAATCGGCATTGGAGACATGCCTAACTATAACAACGTGCAAGCGCTCAACGTTGATTATTTTACGCAAGCGCTGCAAAAACTTATTGAGGACATAGAGCTTTCCCTGGATCACGGTCTTGAGCTTCCAAGAGGTCAGACAACCAAGTTTTGCCTTGAGGGGCTGTTGCGTATGGACAGCAAATCACAAGCTGAGGTGATGGAGAAACGGTCACGCGCGGGCTTGCTATGCCCCAATGAGGGCCGCGCAACGCTTGGTCTGTTGCCGGTGGCCGGTGGTGATACGCCATACCTGCAACAGCAGATGTGGAGCTTGGAGCAGCTTGCAAACAGGAGCGGGCCTGATGACGCTGATGATGCAGACGTGTCTGACCCGATGGATGATTTGGAATTGGAGCTATTGAGTGGACATTAAAAGACTGGCAGATATTATCCGGCGGTATGTGGCCGAATCCGTGTCCGGCGTGTCCGCGCAGATAGAGTCGCTGGAGCGCAGAATAGACGCGTTGCCGGCGGTGGACAAGGAGGCGATATCGGGACGCATTGACGACCTGCACAACAAGATTGACGAGCAGGCAGACAAGATCAAGGGCGACCTGCGCAGTGAGCTGTTTGAATGGGCGCTGGACTTTAAGAGCGAGCATGAAAAGAAAATAAAAGACCTATTCGAAGGCCTTAACGCTTGGATGGATACTGTCCCGATCTTCAAGAAAGATGAGGTCATCGATGAGCTTAATGCCCACATTGACGGCCTTGATTTCAGTGTCCCCGATGACGTGCTAGAGAAGATATTCGAGCGTCAGTCTGCTGTGTGGCAGCTTGAGTATGAGCGCCGGTTTTCGGCTTTCCTCGAGCATGCAATATCACGTATCCCAACACCGGATGACGTGCGCGCGCTTGATGGCATGACCGTTGAGATGCAGCCAGACGGGCGCACACTTGAGTTGGACTTTGGGCTGTATGGCCGGCGCACTGTAAAGATGCCTAATCTTGTTTATCGCGGTATCTGGAAAGATGGACAATACGAGCGCGGAGATGCTGTTACATGGGCCGGCAGCCTTTGGATCGCCGAGCGTGATACTGACAGCAAGCCTGGTGCCAATGATTCAGGCTGGAGGATGGCGGTCAAGAAGGGCCGCGCAGGAGAAGATGGCAGTGACGGCAAGATACCAGACGGTGAACGTTTGAGCGCGCGAGAGGTGTCAACCCTGCGAGAAATCCTTAAAAAATATGAGGAAAGAGGCCATGTTCAGTCTGGCTGATCTTTCCCGCGCCAAGAGTTTTCTGCGCTATGACGGGCCGGATAATGACCCTATTCTAAAGACCGCGCTCAGCGCTGCGTCTGCGCACATCCTTGATTATCTGGACGTGTCACCGGCCGACATAGAAGATGATGAAAGCGAGCCGGATTTTGCAATACCTGCCAATATTGAGATGGCCTGCATTGTCTACGCTGGAATATTGTTGCGCGATCCAACGGGCGCAGAATCAGAGGAATATAGCCACGGATATATGCCGCGCGGTGTGATGAATTTGGTATATAAATACAGACGCTTTGGTATGGCACCTACGCCTGACTGGCCCACTGAAAAGTGGTGGTTGTCGTCATGACGTTTCCTTATGCCAAGGTTGGTCTTGATGCCGGTAAGTTGCGTCACCGCGTCACCATACAGAGGCAGACTGTCGGGCATGATTCCGATGGTGGGCGCACTGTAGTTTGGTCAGATGTTGCCACGGTGTGGGCCGCGATTGAGCCGCTGAGCGCCAGAGAGCGGCTTGTTGCCGACCAGGTGCAGTCCGAGGTGACAGCAAGGATCACGATCCGCTACCGTGACGATGTAGACGCTACGATGCGAGTCAAGCACGGCGATGACCTGTACAATATACATGGCGTTATCCGCGACAACGAATCAATGTTCGATTGGGTAACGCTACCTGTTTCCATAGGGCTAAACGATGGATAACAGACTAAACATATCAGACATATCCTTTTTATTTATTGTTTTTTTTAGAGGTATGTTGATATGGCTAAGGTACTTAGCAAAGGCACCACCATCACTATGGAATGTGATGGAGATACGGCTCCGGTTGATATCGGATGCATCACATCGTTTGACACTCCGGCAGCGTCTCGTGATGAGATCGATGTAACCTGCTTGGCGAGTGATGCAAAGGAATTTGCGCTCGATCTTGTCGATAACGGGACGGCAACCTTTGATCTCATTTTTGACGACTGTGACGATGGGCAGGAAGCCCTGACTGATCAGCTCGATGAGGACGAGGCTTGCGAGTTTGTCATTACACTGTTTGGCGGCACCACCATCACGTTTGATGCTTTGGTGCAGTCGTTCCAGCTGTCCGGCTCTGTCGGCTCTGCAGTGACTGGCAGTGTAACGTTGCGCGTGACGGGCGCTGTTGAATTCGACTTTGCCTGTAACGCCTGATATGGCTGGCAGGGCGCGCAGCATAGAGTCTCAGCTGTCTGATTTGGCTAAGACGCTGCGCGCCCTGCCGCCCGAAATATCAGGCAAGAGAGGCGGCCCGCTTCGACAGGCGTTGCGGGCTGTCGCTCACTCGTTAAGGCAAGATGT